CATAATCGTTGAACCGTGCAAAGCGATAGGTCCACGAGCTGAACGGAATGAATCCAAAGCAAATCCAGACTCGTTTACGCCAGTAGCTTGCATAATCCATTGACGGTTAAGTTGGTTGTTAACGAACTCAACTTGTGCACCGATTGGCATGAAGGCGTCAGTTGGGTTACCGAATCCCTTAGCAATCAATACGGCTGCCTTGTTCAAGTGTTGCTCAGTAAGAACTTCACCCTTCAAGTCCAATACGTTAGCTGGGTCAGCCAACTTTTCCAAACCATCGAATTGGATACCTTGTCCAATTCCTTGTGAAGACAAGTCTGCGTCACCGAAGAAGATAGCCTCTTCAATAGTCTTAGCAATAACGCTAATAGCAGAGTCTTGCAAGATTTGTGCTGGGTCTGCCAAGTTGTTAACCATAGCAGATAGCAATGATTGACGCTTCGTATCAGAGATAATCTTCATACGCGCAATCTTACGTTCCAACACTGGGTCGTTAATTGAAGCAACACCCATTTCACGAACGAAACGAGTTGCACCCGTCTCACCGTAGCTACTCTCGACTGCATACTCTTCAACTGTTGAGTTAGCTTGCAAACGAGGAATAATTGGGAAAATCGTGAAGTCGGCGTTACCAAACGTCAAGTTCTTAACATCGTCAGCCAATGATTGACGACGTAGAGCAGCTGCTCCTTCTTGGTCCAATCCGGCGTGGTTGTAACCAGTCGTGAAGGACTTGCTTACATCACCTGTAATGTTAGCCAATAGTTGCTCGGCCATTGGTGACAAGTTCAAATCTGATGCCATTAAATGTCTCCTTTTTATAGACAGTATTATTTTCTAGTAAAGACACAGGTCTTTGCCTATTTCTGATTTATAATATACACTAACTAAAATTTATTATTTTCTACTTCTAGACGCTGCCTCAGCAGACAATCTATCTAGGATTAAGATATCATCTGGGGTGAATGTTCCATGCTTAACGTTACTTAGCGCACGTCGGTATCCATCCTTACCATCTTGTCCTAGTGTTAATGCCACGTCCTTGAACGCAGCTTCTGCTCCTTGAATGAACTTATCCATCGTTTCTTGGAGCTCTTCCTTACTCAATGCGACCTTTTGTGGTTCAGCTGGTTGGCTAGGCTCTTCCTGGGCTGGAGTAACTGCGATAGACTTGCCATCGTCAGTTTCAGGTTCATTTCCTGTTGAAGGTTGCGTAGGTGTTGTGATAGCCTTTCCTGCTGGTGCTGGCTTAGCTTCAACAATTGCCTTAATTGCATCTAGCTTGTTATCAGGTAGGTCTAATTCACTTAGGATATCATCAATTGACTTAGGTTCTTCCTTAGTTTCAACTACGGGTTCTTCCTTAGGAACCTCCTCAACTACAGGCTCTACCTTAACTTCATCTACAGGTGATTCTTTAGTTTCAACTACAGGCTCTACCTTAGGTTCTTCCTTAGGAGCCTCTTCAACCTTAGGCTCTTCCTTAGTTTCAACTACGGGCTCTTCCTTGGATTCTTCTGGCTTAGCCTCAACTACAGACTCTGCCTTAGGCTCTGATGCAGGTTCATCGTCCTTAGGTTCAACTACTGGCTCTTCAACCTTAGGCTCTTCCTTAGGTGCTTCCTTAGGTGCTTCCTTAGGCTCTTCCTTAGGCTCTTCCTTAGGTGCTTCTTCAGCCTTATCTTCTACTACAGTTGATTCTACGTCCTTTTCCTCAACCTTAGGCTCTTCCTTAGGTTTAGCTTCTGCTTCTTCCTTAGGTTCAGATTCAAGGTTAATAACTGTTGGCTCTGTAACGGTTGCGTCTGCTAGTACAGGTGCGATAGCAGAATTGAGTGCGTCTTCAAATGATGCCATTAGCGTTTGGTGCCTCTCTTTCGTTAGTTATAATTTATTATAACCTATCTAGAGTGTCCATTGCGTCGTTCCTTGATAATCCTTTAGATAACTGTAGGAATAGTGCCATGACATCATTATCATAACGGCCTTCCTTATCCATAGTCTTAGCAATTTCAACCCACTCCTTATCGGTTACGTCTTTTATATTATAGCATAATTCACTAATTGAGTGGGCGATAGACTGTCTACGTAATGCTGCTGCCCCATCATCTGAGATATTCTCTCCTACGATGTCATCTCCTGTAGTAAATGACTTAGTAAAAGTATCCCACGTTGCTTCTGGGTTTGCTGGATTAGTTGTAATAGCAACATTCTTAACCTTAACGTTCTTAATGATTGCTGGGTTGTTATAATCCCTACCAATAAGCTTACCCTCGATAGAGAATCCAACCTTTCTACCAGAACCAGACTTAGCTAGACTCTTTGATAGGTTCCACATATCTTGTGCATAAGGATTATCCATAAACAGCTTAGCTTCTACAAACAAGCCATGTTCTGGGTCGATATAGGTGTTTTCCGTAGGGACACCAATACGATAGGCGTCACCTTGTTTGTGCTCGTAGTTAATAAATCCCCTAGAGATAAAGTCTTTAATGTTCAAGTTCCCTGGTAATACGATATCACCATCTCTATCCTTGTTAGGTGTTGAGGCGTACCCTCGGATTAGATAGGTATCCTCTTTTCCGTCGGAAGACTTCTTAAAGCTTTTTTCTTCTAGTGGGACAAATAGGTTGAACTCTTCGTCGTCCATGTTGCGTTCCTTCTTTCATTATTGTCACCCACTAATATACAAAAATTAGGGAAGACCTAGTGCCCACCCTAACTTATATAGTTTATTTAGCTGTGCCATCTTTCTTTACAAGAGGGTCTTTTTCTGGGCTAGAAACATTACCACTCAAAGCTTGTTGCTTATCCTGTGTTGTAACTTGCCTATCGTTCTCGGTACCGCTTTGGTTACCTTCTGAACCTTCGTTATCTGATGACGTTGCTTTCTGTGATTCAGCGTAATCTCTATCAGCTTGTTGCTTATTGAACTCGAAGTCTCTGTCCGCATTTACTTGTGCTTGCTGTTGTCCTAGTCGTTGGATTAGAACTGGGTTCATTGGAATGTCATAGTCTAGTGCGTCAATTCTAGGAAGTCCTTGAGATACTCTAATTTCGTTAAGTCCCTTAAACGTCTTTAACTCACGTTCGATAATATCTAGCTCTTGTTGTCTCCTACTTAGGTCATCACCCTTGAATCGGAACATGTACTTACCATCATAGAACTTATCCATGATATTAAAGTTGATAATGTCCTCAATGAAGTCTAGCAAAGGCTTTAGTCCCTTATTTTGAGATAACTCTGAGGCTTCTCTCTTAGAGGCTTCCTGTAGTGAATTACCGCTCTTACCAAAGATACCCTTAGTTTGGAACCCAACTTCCTGTGCATCAATTTGGAAGTTAGATGCGATAGCATTGATTAGGTAAGATAACCATGACTCAAATTGCATATCTCTAGAGCTCTGGTTCATGTTTATGTACTTTACATCCTCAGCTGCAATAACAGGGATACGCCATGCACCATTAACTCCGCCAAAGAAGTTTGTAAAGTCTCTACGGAAGTCTTCTAGAGAAGCTGCGGTAGTACCATCACCGGTCTTAATCTGTAGTACACCCATTGTTGTACCACCTTGAGAGAAGTACTTAGCGTTAAACTCCTCAGTCATATCATGGTAACCAACTTCTGCTAGGGACACCTCTAGTGGAGAAAGCCCATACTGATATGCATAGATATCTGTTCTAGGGTTCATAATGTTAAAGGTTAGTTCACCCTTCTTGAATCCTACGGCCGTTGTTTCGTCAACTACTTGTACATAGGCATAGTCATTTTCAGTAGGGGCGCTGCCATCCTTATTAGCTGCATAGAAGATAGTTGATGCATCTACTGCGCTAAAGGATACTGGTGTACCATTTTCGTCATAAACAATCTCGGAGTTCGTTTGGTCATATGTTAGAATGTCTCTAACAATTTGGCGTGTCCAGAATCGGAAGTTCTTACCACCTACAGCTGGTTCTGAACCTAGGTTATTTAGGAAATCTTCTAGCTCTCGAATGCGCTCTTCTTCAGTTCCCTTTAGTTTAGTTGTATCTTGCTTATCCTTTAGAACAACCTCAAACCCAACCCCATTACTATCTAGTCTTGCCGGTTGTGCAAACTGTGCAACTTGGTTAGCTCTAGTGGTAATAATTGCGTTAACAATAATATTTCTAGAGGCTTCCTTTAGCACTGTATGACGAGACCTAGCTGGTGAACCCTTGCTAGGACGGTAAGCAAATCCACCAGTGAAGTCAATATTACCTAGCATCTTGATAGGCTCAACGTATGAAATCTTCTTCATGCCGTAAGCCTTAGCTAGTTCCTCTTCTGTTTCGTATTTACTTTTGTTAACTACGGCAGACCTATCTACTAACCCTGAACTAATAATACGTTCTGTTAGGTCTTCTGTTTCCGTAGCAAACGTATCACTTACTTTCTTATGTTTGTTAAACAAGCTCATCGTTACCACCAATCTGTTAGTTGTATACCATTATTTCATCTGTTTTATACCCTCTGCTTATCACGGGACCTATAACGTCTGATAGGTCCTTGCTAGAGTAAATTGTTTGTTCATCTGTGCCTAGCTTGTCAAATGACTTACGTTTTGCTAGTACTTCTTCGTGTGGTACTAGAGCTAGGTTTCCGTTATTATCAACTACTAGGTCTTGGAAGTCTGTGTAAACACCTAGCAATCTATACATGACATGTAGTTCATTCTGGAAGAATACTCTAGTTTTGTACCCACCCATTGCGGTATAAATATCAATGATGTAGGCCCAATCTGTAGACCTATTATGTAGTCTAGCAAATGATTTTGCCTCAATCCATAGTTTTTCCTCTGCCATAATCACCTATCCTAATATACTTGATATGTCCTATTATACACTGTTTCTAGTGTCGGTAGGGAAGCACAAAAAAAAAGAGCTAATTAGCTCTCTAGTTATGTTAGATATTCTCTAGTAGTTCTTTATATTCAATAGCTGAGATTAGTTCTAGCTCACGCATCTTGGTATATACAGTTGTCATGACAAACTTACGGTCATCTGGGTTATTAACGAAATCCTTACCCTTAACGTTGATACGCAGAATAGGTCCTTTGTTATAATCCTTAGCCCATGCTGTGTACTGGTCCATTAGCAACTTGTAGTAACTAACTAAGTCATCGCTAAGTTCAAACTCACGTCCACGCTGCTTAATCTTAGCTAGCATATCATCAATGTCTGTTTCTAGGAAGATGATAAGGTCATAGGCCTTCCTAGGCATACCTTCAATTTCCTTCAGCATTTCATCTGATACGTTGTTGTAGACGAACAGCTGGTCTTCATTCATAGAACCTTGTAAGTAATTTACCTTAGCAAACAACTTATCGCCTTCTAGCGTACGGTCTTCGATAGAATTACGTGTTAACATTGCACGCTTCATATTTCTGAATCGTTCACCTAGCAAGTACATTTGCATGATGAACCCATATTCCTTAGGGTTAGCATAGTACTTTTCAAGATAAGGGTTGCTATCAACTGGCTCTGGTACCCATGTAGTTCCTAATTCCTTACTCATAATTTCTGCTAGTGATGATTTACCTACTCCAATATTTGCCTCGATACCAATAGTCACGTTAATTTTCTCCTTAACCAATTTTATTATTTCCTGCTTTCAAAGGTTTCTAGAACTATTATATCACCATTAGGTTTCAAAGTGCAAATAAAAGAGCCACCCTAGCATCAGGATGGCTCACTCGGAAATTTTAGTTATTAGTTATCTAGTAGCTTAGGTTAGTTTAGTACCAACCGTTATTGTTCCAGAATGCTAGTGCGTTGTCCCATGAACCATAACGTTCTGCAACATAATTATCAGCTACACGTTCTTGATTAGCGGGTGAGTAATCACCGTTCAAGTAAGATGCATCCAATTGGTACTTACCTTGGTAGCGACCGTTTTGTGCATTGTAGTCTCCACCGGACTCACGGCCTGCAATGATGTCCTTAGCGGATGAAGTTACAGGTGCTGTAGTTTCTTGAACCTGTGATTGTTCTTGT